GGTAAAGTAACACGATGAGTTCGAAAACCAAGAACTCTACTGTGTTACAAATGTCTCCTTGATTGGGGATTGTGATTTTATCACTCGGTGGAGTTACACACCGATTAAGGGGCTTCTGGAATGGTTTAAAGTCAAACAGTCCAGTCGTCTGTGGTCACACAGAATTTACATGTATTTTCTGTATGGAAAATCATGGGGTTCGAAGTTATACACATCACGTCTGATTAATTAGACGCAACCCTATATGATTCACTGTAACGGTTTTGAACGTATGAAATAGGTCTAAATTTTAGACCTGTGATCAATTTCAAAGAACTTTATCTTTGAAATTGTTGAAACGATTTTAAAATCGTTTTGTATATGATAAAATGATGAGTCGGTCAATAAATATTTTAGCCCCATCGGACAAACCCTTTGGCAGGCTTAGCAACAACTACAAAATGCTGATGGAGATGGATGGCAAAAAGTGGAACAGTGTGTCAAACTTTATTTATGCAAACTCAATGCCAATTTCTCTGTACAGTAATTTGTTGCGCAACATCAACCCCAGTGGTGCGATGAAGGAATTCGAAAAACTTATGGACAGAATGATCGAAACAACCGCCTTTGAGGCGCTTCAAATTAGTCTGCTGGAGGTGCTGAACAAAAATGAACAATTCAGACAGAAACTTTTTGCAACAGGTGACACACCCATCACATACGAATCAGACAACAAACTTTTGGGTTTCAAAAACAACGGCGGTGCAAATCTTGTGGGAAAAATCATGGAACAACTGCGCAACCAACATAACGTAAAATATGGAGAGGAGTCGTTGCAAAAATCAGAACAAGAGTTGATTAAAAAAATTCAGGTCAATTACATGGCCTATATGATTCTTTTTGACCTAATACGCAACGGAAAAAGTTCACTTGATGAATTCCTTGGTGTTGAACCGATCGCGATTATCGAAAGGTTTAACCCCAATCAGTTGGGAAAGATACATCCACCATCGGAAATCATTTTTGACATGTATAAGAGAAAACAAATTCCAAATGCTGTGATGTCGTCAATTGCAAATTTCGACATTGCCATACACCAACTCCGCAAGGAATTTCTTAGATCTGCAGGTGAGGCACAGAGGGAAATTGCTAAGGATGTCATGTTTGACGCATACATCAGAGAAATGTTCAGGAGAGAACATCCAAATTTCTCTGAAAAACAGACAAACGATGCAATATCCACCATGCACATCACGGTTGACAAATCAGAGCTGGATCGTATGAAAAACCAGATAACAGAACTTTTTAACCAGTCCTTTGATGTCAGCGTGTTCTCCGAATCTATGATAAAAATCATAAACGATCGATTGAGCGGGTACAATTTTGTCACACCAAGGGAGACAGATATTAAAAAAGCGGAGGCATATGTCATGCCCACATTTGTGGACCTGCAACAACGACAAATGATGACAATTGTGACAGATGACAGAAAACCCCCGTTCATCATTGTTCCATCTCGCGACGATCCCTTGTCTGTTGAATTTGAAAATAATGCGGTCATAATTGACGGTCGTGTGTATCCGTCAGTTGCACACCACATGTATGCGATGTTGCTTTCTCAACTTTTCACCGTTAAAAATATTGGGGATGCACATAAACTCCTCATGATTAACGCAAACGGAAATGCTCGTGATCTCTCAAATTACATCACATCTGATGAATCAAGGGGAAAATTTTTCAAGGAATTACACACAAGCATCATCACTGACCTCAAGAAATACGCGACAATTGCTCTCAACAAAAAGTTTCAGGACGGTTTGATGCAGGATGTTTTGCTTGCCACTGAAAATATGAAGTTAATTTGGGGAGAACAGAGCGCAACACTTGGAATGGTAAATGGAAAGGGTGAAAATTTTGTCGGAGAATACATGATGAAACTAAGGAATAAAATCAGACTGATCAGAGGTGACGATCTCAAAAAGGATGTCAATTGGAATGAGGTCGTGAAAATGATGGAAAGTGACGACTTTCTCAACGATTGGGTAAAATCGCGTGTGAACGAATTGATGACGAATTCCTATGTTCTTGCGATGTGCTGCAAGACGACGATCACGGCAGAATTTATGAAAACTCTCATCAACGAGTTGTATGACAAATGTTCCATTGTCAGTAGTCAGATGGAAAAAATGTCCGATGTCGTTCCAGAATATTTCACGAAAATGGTCAAATCTTTTTCTATCGAGAAAATTGTACGAATAAGTGACAGAGAGGAAAAAATTGTTCGCAAAAATGTGATGGCAAACATACGCGAAAGTGTCATAATTGTCGTGTGGCAATATATGCTTGTTCTCGTCTCGACAATGTATCAATCGGCAACGGAACGCAGTGCACAGGGAATGCATGTGGTCATCACTAACTCGGAGGCATATCTGTCAGAGTCACATAAATGTGTCGGAAACATTTCCGACAATATGAACAGATGTATTTTTTCAGCACTCATAAACGTTCTGGCAAAAATTAAAAAGATTTCTCAGACAGTGTCCTCGCAATTTCAGATCGATCCAAGAAGCATCCAAATGGCCGCAAATGTTATACTGAACAAGAACATACACAAACCCTTTATTGATGAGTATATCGTCAAACTGGACGAGGATAGAGCACCAAAAATAAAATTTAAGAGAGAAATTAAACCTCAACCGAAACCATCGAATGTTCGTGTGATTAAGGCATTGGCGGTTCCCGCTGGAGGAAAGGACGATGACGACGATGACGACGATGACGATGGAGAACCAAATTTTGAGGCATCTGACGACGATGACGACAGTGGTGATGAGAACGAACCAATTGTGGAAGTGGCACGTGGTGAGGATGAACCAGTTGATGGAGATGGTCCAGTTGATGGAGATGGTCCAGTTGATGAAGATGAGCTTGTCTTTGAGGGTTCTGACGATGGTTCCGAGAAAGCTGCCGATGACATTCTCGTGATTGAGGGAGATGACGACAATGGTGAACATGATGATGAGGATGTGATCCAAGATGACAGGGATTCCACGGAACTTTCATCAACAGTGGTGAACTATCACATCATCAGTGAGCTCAAAGTCGTCGATCCTGACCTGCCATGGAGAACAGAAATCGTCGATCCTGACATGTCACCAGAAACAAAAATAGTCAATTTTGTCAAGAAAACAATCAGAGAAATAGCACAATACAAAATGCCAATGTCCGTCAAAACAAACAGGATTAATTTTTTCGCGACACTTGTCCAATAAAATTGATTTAAAAGATAAAGTCGTAAGACAAAGAAAAATGTCTTACAAAAGTTCTCTTTTTGAAGCTATTGAAACCATTGTCAACAATTACATCGAAAAAGTGGCCGACGTGCATGGTCTTAACACCACAGAATTAAAGAATTTGTGGTGTGAGACTGTTGATGGATCAACTAAACAGAAAACAGCACCAATTTTTAAGAAACCAGAGGTCACACGGGAAAAATCTCCTGAGACGTGCGATGGTGCGTCAAATATGTCAAAAATGACCAAAAACGAACTTGTGGATTTATGTAAGGCAAAAGGGTACAAGGTCACCGGAACAAAGGCAGAATTAATCGACAGGCTGACATCTTGTCCTCAACCAACAAAAAATGGCAAGGAAATTGTTGTTATTGAAAAATCGTGTAAAAAATTCGGTTCATCAGAACCGAGCGTGATTTCAAAACTAACATCAGAAATTCCCACCGTGAGGATCAATAAAAATGTTTTCGGTAACTATGAGCACGCTGAAACATCCCTTCTTTTTGATGACAAAACCAAAAAGGTGATTGGAAAACAAAACGATGACGGAACGATCGCAAACCTGACAAGGGACGATATGGACATTTGCAACAAGTATAAATTTTGTTATGTGATTCCCGACAATTTAAACGAAACAAAGGACAAAGGAAAGGTCACCGTCTCCACCACTGGTGATGACGAAGATGACGAGGATGGTTCTCAATTCGCCGATGACGAATTTTTGGAGGAGGAGGATGAGGACCCACTTGACGAGGAATATGTAAGTGACGCATAATTGTCGTTTAAAAAATTATATCGCCATCGCGCGATATAATTTAAACACCGCTCAAATGTTGGCATTCGCATGTATTTGGTGTCACATAACATTGCGAAATGTTTGGTGCCAATGTCGTGTATCGATTTTTAAAACAACCAGAACAATTTGGGGCGTCTTTTTCAACGGTGACCATATTATGGGGTTTAAGTTTTCTCATAATGTCAGGAATAACGGTTGCTGGTGTTGGATCGATAATTTGAAGGCAACTGCAAGGTCCGGTTACTCCATATTTCTGATATCCAGAATAACAAGTGAAATGCGTCGATGCGCCATTGTATTCATCTTTGGGGTGTGCCATTTCTTATATGAAAGGAAGAAAAATTGTCACGTAAGAAAAATTGACTTTAACGAAGCTGTTTTCACACATATGACAAAATGTGTGAAAAAAACAATCTGACTATAAAACAATTGAAAGCATTTGATTCCATCATGAAGGGAGAAAATGTGTTCATCTCAGGACCAGCGGGTGTGGGAAAATCGGAGGTGATAAAAGTCGCGATTCGTTCACTTGGTTGTCATGTTCGCGTTGGTCTAACATCAACAACTGGAACATCAGCACTCATCATAGGGGGCACAACACTTCATTCTTTTTTGGGAATAGGTTTGGGAAGGGATGATTGCGAACGCCTGATAAAAAATGTCATGCGCAATTCCAGAATAAAAAATAGGTGGATTGAACTCGATATCCTCGTCATAGACGAAATAAGTATGCTTTCGGCTGAACTTTTTGACAAACTGGAATATATGGCGCGTGTCATACGAAGAAATAAATTTCCATTTGGAGGAATACAAATCATACTGTCTGGTGATTTTTTACAACTTCCGTGTGTTGGTTCAGAAACATTTTGCTTTGACGCAGAATCATGGAAAACCTGTACACTTCACGTATTTTATCTGACGGAAATTATCAGACAATCTAATATCGAATTCCAAAAATGTTTGAATGAGGTTAGACTTGGAGACCTAACAGACGAAAGTGTGGAAATGTTACAGAGCAGGGTGGGATACAATTTCTCTCAAACACACGGCGACATTCGCCCAACAATACTTTTTCCCCTTAACACAAACGTCGACAGAATAAACGAGGAAGAATTGGATAAGCTTGCGAGAACAGGGTGTGAATTTATACAGTATGATATGTCATTCACAACATCACGTCTTTATAATGAGGAAACGATAATGTCGCGCTTCAAAAAATCGTGTCCTGCTCCGGAAACGTTACAACTATGTGTTGGTGCTCAGGTTATGCTCGTTGTAAATTTGTGCGTTGAAGAGGAACTTGTGAATGGAAGCCGTGGTGTGGTTGTTGGTTTTCACGATGACAGACCACTTGTTCGGTTCTCGAAAAAACAACTCCCCATGGAATACTACACGTGGGAAGTCAAAGAGGACAATCGTGTTTGTCTTAAGGTGACACAAATTCCTCTGAAGATTGCATATGCGATTTCGATACACAAATCACAGGGATGCAGCCTTGACTGTGTTCAAATAGATTTGGCAAATATTTTTGAATACGGACAGGCGTATTGTGGGTTGAGTCGTGTGAAAAAAATCGACGGATTGAGTATAACGGCATTGGATGTGGAAAGAATTTGCGCACACCCTCGCGCTCTCACATTTTACACTCAACTGACAGAGGATGATGAGGACAAAAGTTAAAGCTCTCAGCTTCAAATTTATTCGCAATCGCGAATAAATTACAAATCGTCGCTAAATTGTCTATATCCAAAGCTGAACATGTTCAGCATTGTGGGTGTCGTGAGATTGAACTTGAAAAAATTCACGTCCTGTGTAATAATTCTAACCACTTTGCATTTTTCTGAAATATTTTCCAACCTCCTTCGTGTGTTGTCGTTGATAGGTATAAAAATCAGCTTGTAAATGTATTCCACCATGGGCATCGCAGGGTCTATATTGTGTGATGCCGGTGACAACAAAATTCCCAAAACTTTTTTTCCCATTTCATCCCCAACATCAATTGGGAAATTGTCAGAAACGGCTCCGTCTATATAAAAACTCTGTTCGTATTTGTATGGCTCAAAAATCAGGGGCAGGTTTGACGACATTCTTAGCGCTGTCAGACAGGGCAAATTGGGGTAATTTTCATGAGAAAGATATTCACATTTTCCCTTTGTCATGTTGTATGTAGTGCATACCAGAACGCGTTTGTATTTTTCGTAAAGATCCTTGAGAGTGTGCAGTGTGCCTATTTTGCTTATGGTCATCTTTTCAAGCTGTTCCTGTATGACGCTAAATGAACATGCCCCGGCCCCATTAATCATACCGTATATGTCAAAAAATTGTAATTTGTCGATCATTCTCTTTGTGCATATCTCGAGCATTATCTCAAGGGGAGTATATCCGATGGCGAGTAAATAGCCAACGATAGCTCCAGAAGATGTACCTACGTAGGTTGTTATTTCATGGTGGAGTGCTTCATCGTAAAGATGTTGAAGCGCCCCCAATGTCATAAGGATGTTGGTTGATCCACCAGACAACACAAGTGTGTCAAAATGTATGCTCTTAATTTCCTCTGTTGGTTTAGGATCACATTGTATGATTTCGCCTGTTTCTGTCTCATCTTTTTGTTCAGATGAGGGAACATCGATATTTATTGTCAATGTCGCGTTTTCCATTTGCTTAAATTTTTGTCTGAGGTGTCATTTCTTTATAAAGAAATAGACATCTCATTGTTTGTTCAATCGCGATTTTCCATTTGACATGGACAAGCTTTATAAAGAAATGTTTGTCTCTATAAAATGAGCGGATTACTATTTTTAAGCAGTGAGGATTTTTTTACGGTGAATGGCACAAAGGGAAATATCATGTGCCATTCCATTCCCGGAATTTCTCTGATATTGTTTTACTCAACACAGTGCGAACATTGCCAGAAGCTTATACCAATTTTCAAACTTCTTCCCGGAACGCTTGGGGGTTGTCAGTTTGGAATGATTAACGTCAGCACAAACAGAGAATGTGTCAAAATGTCGCAGAATACCATAGCGCCCATAACATATGTGCCATACATCATTCTCTTTATTGGAGGAAAACCCTTCATGAAGTATCAAGGACCACATGACATTAACGAAATCAAACGGTTTGTTTTTGAAGTTGCCCAAAAAATGCGCACCAAACAGAAATTCACCGATGGTGGCAAAATCAAAATTGACAAAGAGGGATTAAAAATTCCGGCCTACACGATCGGCCATCCTTTGTGTGGTGGTGATGGCGATGATGTGTGCTATTTGACAATGGAAGAGGCGTATCAAAAGCCTCAATCGAGACCGTGAACACCACATTGGTCAAATTTTCAACCCGATTTAAAAATGATTTTGAGGAATGAAAAGTCCTCAAAAATTAAATGAGCGTTTCTTTTCCCCTATACGACAATATCATTAAGGGTATCAAAAACAAGGACCTTACAGCGAAACAAAAAAGCGATCTGACAAAAAGAATAAATGACATAAACGACAACGGAGCGACATTGGTGTATGCCCTGATTAAAACATACAGCATAAATGAGGGGTCAAAATTTTCCCTGTTACCATACAATGGTGAAAGACGTGATCAATCAGGTATTACCTTTGACCTTGAAAAATTTCCAAATAAATTGAAGCAAGTCCTGTATAAATTTATCGACCTCCATGATAAATCAATAATTTCCTGCACAAATACATAAGAATCATGAGAACCACAATAATCAGAACAATTTTAACCACATTTGATTTTTCACTTTTACCATCTCTCTGTTGGAGAGAAGAAAGTGAAAACTCACCGTTTGGTGAATAACTACACATTCCCAAGCACCCCTTCAAACGACTGGCCAAACTTCCGTTGTATGTTCCAGACACACCATCCACCGTGAGTTTAGAGACAGGGACACTTTTGCATTCTTTTTTATCACAATAATAAGCCATCATTTCCGATTCCAGCATAAATGTGGGATAATATGATCCCACATCAAGAATTCTGTCAATATCCCCACTGTGCGCAGTGAGTACATTTCCGATTTTTGGATTGACAACCAAGTAATATCCATCAACAGAGCACAAGATGGCGATTTTGTCACCATACGCCACAGGTTCTCCGATTTTTCCCCGCGACAATGGCATGATGACGAAAGAAAAATCATCATCCAAAATTCCTAACGAATGTGACCATCTAATGTCCTCTGTTGTTTCATCTTTTTTCATAACAAGCGCAGAATTCGCGACATTGATACTGACATGATCACCATACATGATGGGAACATATGGAGCGATGTTTATCGTATTTCTGTCCTTTGGAAAAAATGTCACGTTGAGGCTGTCACCCTTTGTGAACAATATGTTTGAACCATGTTTTAGCGAATCAGAATTGGTGTCCACACTGGTGTTGGTTTCCACATTATAGAGATTCATTATGTCCCTGTAAAACACAGTATTTGACTGATTTCGCGGAAATGGGTGCACTTTTGCGTTCATAAATGTGCTCACCTCAGCATTAACAAATTCGGGATATGTGTCCTTGTTCGCGATTATACTGACTGGATTCAAATCAGGGTAAATTTCTATCGTTCTCAGGGGAGCGCACAATGATTTTCCTCCCCTTGTCTTCACATAGTAGCCAAATGTGCAATATTTGCTGAATTTTTTACACTCATCGATGCACTGGTTTATTGACATGTCCTCTATACAGAGGCCACGTGTTGTGTCATCACAATCGAGTATGTCAAGTTTTGTGTATGTGGTGTCAGGAAAAACTAACCAGTCCTCTCCATATCTGTAGGGTTTTGGAATATTTGTCATTCTGTGAATTTATATATTACCTATAAATAAACACATGGAAATAACAAGCCGCGAGGAGTATGAATGGTTGTATGAAAACATACAACAACAACTTAGACGTAAAATTGATGAGCTGAGATCGAAAACTGATCGTGACTATACGGAAAAAATGGCAAATTTCAGGAAAAATCTTAGCAAAAAAAGACAGGAATTTGACCAATTGAGGAAAAGTGGTTCAGGTAGAGGGGGACTCTCCCTCAAGGAGGAAATGAAAGATCTCGTGAAAAAAATGGAAGAAATGCGTAACGTAAAATACGAAGAGAACATCGCTGCAATCAATGGTGAAATAGATAAACTTGAGGAAGAAAGTTTAAACCTGACAAATCAAAGGTATGCTTTCAATGTCGATAACACGGAGACAAAATCAGGACTTATTCCCGTCCTCAATGATGTTGTGTTTGAAAATGTTGACACGGGACCATCAGCGCATTCCAAGTTGTTTTCCTTTCTGACTACGGGAGAATCTGTTCCCTCATTGAAAACCCCCTCACAAAGATTTCCACACCCCACAAACATCAGCGAAAGGACATGGCAAACAAAATTCAGAAAAAACGACAACATACTTGACGCACTGGAAAATGTGCATGATTACATCAGTGAAATTCCAAGGGTGCCACTTGAACCAAACCAATTGCCCGATGACATCAGGAATTATGAACCAACCGGAGGAGAAAATCCTTACGAATTACTGCGACGATATAGGACAATTGACACAAAAATTTCGCGAGATTTTAAGTGGAAAATGTTGACAAAATCTCTCCCTCAGTTTAAATGTAGTACCTGTTGGAATGAATTCGTCAGACAGAGGGCTTTTGTACAGTATCTGGGTGACACGAGAACGTGGCGCGAATATCTATACATTGTTCCAAATCTTGATCGTCAATTTAGCACCACGGACAACAAGGTTGGACGAACAGCCTCTGTAGAGAATTTCACAATCGCGGTCCAACTTGGTTCGGATTTCATAGCTTTGACATTTAAAGACATTTTTATGTTGGATTTCGACTTTAAGGATGAAATAAGTGAGAAACAGGTTGACAACATGCTCGATTACATCGTTAAACTCGCAGAGTATGCCATTGGTCTAAAAATAGCGTTTTTCAAGTTGCGCACCGACAGAGGAATTCACGTTTTTCTCCTCAGCGATTACGTCAATTGTGAAAATATGATGTGGATTGACCTGATGCTCAAGATGTGCACTGATTCGTGGTATGCGGCGTTTGTCAATTCGCGTGGTTGGGCAATTCGCCTGAATGGTAAAAAAGGAAAATCAGGTGAAAAAGTCGCCGACCCAGATCTCTCTACACTGGCGGACATTGTCCTCCCGAAAAATGTGGTCACTGGAGCAACAACCAGTCTGTCATCGTCATATCTTAGAAGAAGACTAAAATTTAGATCCTCATATTTCGGTAGGGTAATTGAGCTGAAATTTTTCACACTCGAAGATATTCAGGAAAAATTAATAATAGGCGTCAGGGAAAGTATTAACAGAAGAATTTTTTGTATGATTGTGTTCCACTATCTTCTCATCGATTATTTCAGAGATTTTGTTGGAGAAAAATTCAAGGAATTTGAGTGTCAATTGTTCAACAAAATTCTTGGATACGAGCCTCAGGGTTTGTACACAAGGGATGATGTGAAAGAACTAACAGAACTCATCAAATTAAGTGGTGTCACGGATTTTGTTCCACTCAACCATGATCCCTCTCTTGAGAAGAAAATTTCTAAATATGTGAAAATAAATCCAGAAACCGAGCCCATATTCGCGAATTTAACAGAGGGTGAAGTAAAACAGAGGAACATACGTTTTGAACGGGAAATGCAAACGATGGAGGGTTTGCGTGAGGACATTAAGTTTTTATATGAATACGCAATGATTAATCAGAAATTTCTAATGTCAGGATTTCCATCCCAAGAAATTCCCTCAATGACACCACTGAGCACACAAAGAACAGGACGCACAGGGGAGAAATCTCCGTCATTCTCTCCACTCCCACGTCAAGAATCGCAAGAATCCTCCACTCAATTGACACAGCCATTTTCTCAATTGTCCGAAACATCGGATCCACAGCAATCGACAATCTCGAGACCTTCGCAAAGAATGTATGTCCCAACAATGGACGAGATGATAGAGGATGATCAAGAAGAAATTGAACGACAAATTTTCCAAGAATGGATGTCATCAAGATGACGACTTTTATGTAAATTTTATACCTCAATGAGGTAAAAAATTTATGTTTTAGGTATAAATTTTATACCTAAGAATGTTCTTTTTGTTCATTGT